AAAAGGCATCAGCAAGGTAAAATAGCCTCATTCATCAGTAGTTGCGCCAGAACACTGATATGAGCGTATAAATTAAATACTTGACGCGATATTGCGGCTGGGTGCTTACCTGAGCCGACGGGTCAAATCGTCAAATCAGGTTAGAAATCTCACACACCCCCTTTCTCTTACAGGAGCAAAAAAAATGTCTTTCGATGACGAAGGCCGACTGAACGAACTTCAGTCAGCAATGCGTGAAAAGATGGCCAGCAATAAGGAAATTGCTGATTCATTTAAGATTGAAGATGGCACTGTTGTTGTGTCCGCTGAGCAGAAGTCAGCATTTGACCGCAACATGTCTGACATCAAGGAAATCAAGGGCCTCATTGAGGGTCTTGAAGAAATGAAGTCAGCCGCACAGTGGGGCAGCCAGCCCGCAGGCGAATCAGTCGCCAGCGTTGTTGACGCTTGGGCATCAAGCCAGGGTTCACTTGCTGGTTACTCAGCAAAGACACTTGGTCAGGCTTTCCTTGACTCAGCAGAGTTCAAGTCCCTTGATGGTGGCCGCAATGGCGCCAACATGCCTTCCCCATTCACCATTGCTCGTGCCGATCTCACCTCAGGTCAGTACGGTCAGAAGGACGTTTATAGCGCTCTTCTCACCGGCACCCCTGGTTCATTCGGCACCATCCAGCGTGACCCGATGGTAGTTCCTCCCATGCGTACACGTCGTGTTCGTGACCTCTTCCCAGTGCGTACAACCACTGCTGCGGTCATTGAATACTTCCGCATGATTGGTTTTACCACCCCCGGCACCACGGCCAACAACGCAGCCAGCACTGTTGCTGAACGCGATGGTGGAAACTACGCCGCAAAGCCACAGTCAAGCATGGTCTTTGAAGGTCATCAGGCTCCAATCCGGACCCTTGCCCATTGGGAAGCAGCACACCGCAACGTTCTCGCTGATGAGCCGCAGCTCCGCTCCATCATTGACAACGAGCTTCTCTACGGCCTTCGCCTCCAAGAGGATTACCAAATCCTTGAGGGTGATGGCACTGGCGAGAACCTCCTCGGCGTTCTCAACACCCCTGGTGTTCAGACCTACGACTGGTCCTCAGGCGCTACCTCACCGGTTCCGGACACCAAGGCTGATGCGATCCGTCGTGCAGCAACTCTGGCGTTCCTTGCCTACTACGAGCCAACTGGCGTCGTTCTTCACCCCAACGATTGGGAAGACATCGAACTGACCAAGGACACCAATGGTCAGTACCTCGTTGCCGTTTCAGTTGCACTTGGTGGCGAACCACGCATCTGGCGCATGCCAGTAGTTGACACCCCCGCAATGCCCGAAGGCACAGCCCTTGTCGGCGCATTCGGCACCGGCGCCCAGCTCTATGATCGTGAGCAGGCGACCATCCGTATCAGCGAACAGCACGCTGACTTCTTCGTCCGGAACGCAATCGTCGTTCTTGCCGAAGAGCGTCTTGCCCTTGCGGTCAAGCGCCCAGAGTCATTTGTGAGCGTTTCGTTTGATGCACAACCCGACTGAATCTGACTAGTTAGATTCTTTGAAAAACCCCTCGGTCTTCGGGCCGAGGGGTTTTTTAGTTCCCTAGACTTACCCCATGAGCGAGTCTTTAGTACCGAAGGTGATCTTCAACGACAATATGGGCATCCCATCAGACCTCATGGAGTGTCAACCCTGCGATGTTTGGTGGGTCGGTGAAACTCCGTGCTTTTGCTGCGGAGGGATAGGGATTGATGTTATGAAGAAGCGACGATCCCTAAATGGTCAATCGCCTTCTGAAGGGCTTTTTCAACATCAGTAAACGATCTACCTATTTGATCCTGCCAAGCCGTTAGATCGCAATCTACGGCCCACTCAGAAGCCTCTAATGCCACGAAAACAGCAGGTCTTTTTGCCTGTGGGATCAACTCGCTTGGAACGCCGAACGAGTCATCTATCTGACTAACCGTGACGCCAGAAGCAATCCCCATTGCCCCAATGATGTCAACCTCACCGGTAACCATGTTCCGGTGAACACCAGGAGTCCATCCTCGCTTCTGAAGAATAAGCAAGGTTTCCTCAAGAATCGCTATTGCGCCATTTTGGGCTAGTTCACCGAAGGTGGGCATCGTTATGCCTTAATAGCAAAAATGGCAACATTAAGAAAAGCCGGAGCAAGCGTGTTCCAAGCCTTAACTTCTCGTGGGGGTTTGATCGTGCAGGGAAATGCATAATCAGCCTGTTGTGAATGCCACTCTGGTTCATCAAAAAGACTTTTCAATCCCTCATCTGTCCATCGACAATAATCAGAGGGGTAACCATGAACGGGAAAAGCAAAATGAGTGGCTACATAGATAATCCCACCAGGCTTTACCACGCGGGCGACTTCAGCAGAAGCAATCCATGGCTTGCGGAGATGCTCCCACACACTTACAGCAATAAAAGCATCAAACTCGCCTTCACTAAACAAGGAAAGATCATGAGCATCAGCAACAACATCAACATCTTTACCTTCCTTGATATCAGACATCACATGAGTGGACCCTCCGGGCAACCATGCTCCGTGATGCGTAGAAACACCATCAACCCACTGAAGGGTTCCGATTTCAAGAACCTTGGGCTTATCTAATGTCGCTACATGATTAATAAACAAGTCTGTTGAAGTCATGCTATTTGCCGCTCAGGTCATTAACTGGAAAGTAATAACCGCCACCGTGCTGAATGGCAGAGGGCATATCTTCACGATGGTTAACACCCGAATAGTGAGCAATCAAAGATCGACGCTCCATCCCTGGAATGTTAGCAACTGAACCACGATGAAGAAGTCGTCCATGCCACAGAAGCACATCTCCGCGTTCTGGGAGATAGGTGACAATTTCCGAATTGCGCTTTTTGAGTTCTTCCTCAAATAAAGGCGTAAGGATTTTTTCGCTATGGGTTGGCCAAAGGTGGTCACGATCCCCCTCAGGGAGAGCCTGAAGGATCTTTTCGCGAGTCACTTGGGGCCACTTATGCGAACCGGGGACATACTGAAAAGGTCCGGAGTCGGGGTCAATCTTCCCAAGTGCTATCCACGCGGCAATATACCGATCACCAACATGAGTGGGGTTGAGGTAAGAATCTTGATGCCAATTCCGAGTAGTTGAAACCCATCCAGTGAGGTTCAGATGAACCCCAACTGACTCACCAATGAGGTTTTTCATTTCCTCATGAAGAGGTCCGTAAGAAAGGATGTCAAGAACTTCTTGATGATCCCTATACGGGGTGCAATAACTCCACCCATTTGGGGAAGTCATTTCATAGTTATCAAGTGTTCCGACTGCATGATTGTTAATCCAGCATTCCTCATAAGCGACCATGAGTTCTTCGGGAATGAAATTTTTAAGAATGACAACGCCTTCGTCATTCCAGTCAATAGCACCCGTCCCCTCATAGGGAACCGTCAGATCGGAGAGATTCATGATCACTACCGTACAGGACAAGCCCCTGTTGCACAGGACTCATCAAGAAGGTCACCAGATGCATTCGGAGCAATTGAAATTGAGAAGTCAACCTTTGACAGCATCCGCTCGTACTCCTCCTTGCTGATTTCCTCGTATGGGGGGAGTGGGAAGTTATGGTCAGAATGAAGAAGGAATGAAACGCTCTTGATGTGCTTGTCGTAGTTCTTTGAAAGCCAATCTTTGATTTCTGAAAGTTCTTCCTTGCGGTAATAGACCGTCACCGAAACGGCGTTGTCCGCCCACTCAGCCTGAAGACGCTTTACCCATTCCAACTGATCAATTGCGGTCATATCCTTAGCGAGGACTGCATTCTCTGGGGACTCTGCGGGAAATTCAACAACCCACTTTGTGTGATCTTCCCGCCCATCAATACCGACCTCGGGAACCACGTTGTAGCCGCGCTTACGGCATGACTCCACGAGGGGATCAGCACTAGAGAACCGAACACGACGAATGTAGTAACGAGCAAATGCTGGATGAATGCCAGGAGTCTGACCCGGGAGGAGCGAAAGCGTTCCTGACGGCTGAACTGTGGTAAGTCGAATTGACTCTGGAACTCCATGCTCCGCTGAGTAGGCAACATCAAAAGCACGAAGGTTTTCATAGCCGAGTGAGAGCCACGCCAACTGTTCCTCAGAACATTGAAGGATTCCAGTTACTGACTGACCAAGGCGACGATTCTTGCGAGTAATCGTTGTTGTCTTCTCGTATGGATAATCAAGACTCGTGATTGCCTTCTGAACCTTATAAAGAAGTTCTGAAATTTCACAGAACTGTTCAAATGACTCAATTGATGGCAAGAAGATTGTTGCAAGATTGCAAGACTCTCCGTCAGCAAGGGCAATTTCAGCGCAGGGGTTGAATCCCTCAACTGATGGATCTGATTTGCGCTCACCGACACGACCGTAAGAGCGAGCAAGACGACGATTCAAAAGTCCGTAAGGTTCTCCTGAACCGTCGTAACCCTTCCAAAGTTCAGGCATGATTTCTTCATAAGCATCTGCATAGATGCTGTTGTTTGAGTTTGCTCGCCAGCCAGGGATGTTCCCCGTTCCCCAATTCTTGGCACGAAGAAAAAGAATGTCGTCCGGATCGCCAATGGCAATCTGAGCAGAACGGCGTGAAGAACCGCTTACAACAATGCGACCGATAATGTTGCAAATATCAAGAACATCAATTGATCGAAGTTTCTTTCCGACTCGATTCTCCATGACTTTGCAGATATCGGAAATTCCATCAATCAATGCACCTGGTCCTGAAGCGGTCCCACCAAAGGTGCTGAGAGGTGCGCCGAACTCACGAATCAAAAGGGTGCTGTATGAGAAGCTCTTCCCCGTCGTGAAGTAACTCTTGAGAACTGAATGAAGAAGACGACGCCATCCTCCGCGTGAGTCAGGAACAATGATGTCAGCATCGTTGGTGCGCTCGTGAGTAATTGTGACTCCAGACTTCACCTTTGGAAGTTCATGAATCTTTGATCGCTCTACGGAGAATCCAACACCACCGCCAAGCATCAGATAATCAAAGAGAAGTTCAAAGTCCTCTACGGATTCAATAGAGGTGAAATAACAGTTGTTGAGTGATGTTCCGTTGAACTTCTTGACCAGTTGCGTACCGAGCTGCCAGAGGGAACGACCGCTAAGTGAGCAGCGAAGATTGAACATATGGTCAAAGAGTTTTTCCGCTTCTTCCTGTGAAAGTTCTGCTCCAATTTCAACAGCGCCGTTAATGCATCGTTGAATGGTTTCAGGCCACATTTCGTTGCGACCCAATTCAGGAATTGAACGACTATAAGTACGCAGGTAAACAATTTCACCCATTCCACCGAATCCCCAAGGAGGGGTTTGGGATGCGTAACTAGAAACAAAATCAGAACTGATAACTGACACCGGAAATGCCTTTCGGGCTAATTGAGGTTGTTTTGGTAAGTCAAACTTAGGCGAATCTACATACTGCTATTAACTACTTCAGGGTGAAACAAGTCCAAATTCAATTGCCTTGTCGCGTGATATGTATGTACCGGCCCTAGCCACCAATACCCGAGTTGAAGTGCGGTTGGTAATTTGAACCGTATCAAATAAATCCTCAAGAACGAGAACCTCGTTCTGCGGAATCGTTGACTTTTGGAACATATGGTCCCCAATGATTTGGCGGGGTTTTGCTGCTGAATTGTCGCTGCAATCTCCAGTTGGGTGACCACAAATAATGCAGGGAGTTCGACTCGCCCTGATGATTCTGATGTCATTTAAAACGTATTCCGGGTAGGCACCCTCATGGTCATTTGTGTACATCTGGTGACCATACACCACGACACGGTGGTCGCATCCAAAGTCCTGAGGGGGGTAAACTGACCACACAAAAAACCTCAAAGGATTCACATGATTTTGAAATCTGATGCTCGCGAGATTCCGCTTCCAGATGGATGTTTTCACTCAATCGTCACCTCACCTCCGTACTTCGGATTGCGTAAATACGGAAATAGTGACCTTGAAATTGGTACTGGCTCCGTTCAGGACTATTTGGAAGACATGGAAAAATGCGCGAAAGAGTGGAACCGACTACTAGACGATGAAGGTCTTCTCTGGCTCAATCTTGGCGATACTGCCTCCGGCTCTGGTGGCGCTGGGGGCGACTACAACAAAGGCGGATCAAAAGATGGGAAGCCTCGCTACCGCCAAGGTGAAACAGATAGAGCAAAAATGCAGTGGCTGAATATTCCCCACAGGGTGGTTGAGGTTTTTGTTGATTGTGGATGGCTTTATAGGGCTTCAATCACTTGGGACAAGGGCATGCTTCGTCCTGAAGATCTCAAGCATGCTCGCCGGCCAGGCGTTTCTAGCGAGTTCATCTTTATGCTCGCCAAGGATAAGGGACATCGTTTTTACGAGGATCAACTAACGGAGCGTGGGAATGTATGGAGCTTCCCTCCTGCTAAGGGGAGAGGCCATCTAGCACCCTTTCCCGAGGAACTTCCGCTTCGCTGCATCCCCCTTTCAACGCGACCAGGTGAGAATGTCTTGGATCCTTTTAGTGGAAGCCACACGACCGTAGAAGTGGCAAATAGGCTTCTACGGAATGGAGTTGGGTGCGATATTTATGCTGAGGGAGATGACTTGGCTTGGAATACTATTGATTGATACTTTTGTCAAGTACCACAAAAAACTTTATGTCGCTTGCGTGGGCGTTCTTGCATACTGATATTCCCTTTGCTAGCCTTTTCTGACCGTCTTATACGGGTCGCCTCTGAGAGATTTCTGATTGGTGACGATTCCAAATTGGAATCAGTTCTTATTCCCGAGCAAAGGAAAAGTTCATGCTTAGCAATCGTTTATACATTGCCGTTTTTACAGTCGTCCTATTTCTAGTCGGGTCGATTGGCATCATGACAACATCACGGAAAGCAGGAGATTTAGGATCCGCAGTTGCAGCAGCCCAATCGGCTCCATCAACCACGGAAGTAACACCGGAAGACACCGCAGCGGTGGAGGCTTATTTCGCTGAAATTGAGCAACAGCGAAATCTTGATGCCTACCTTGCGGAACTTAATAAGATCGAGCAGGAGAAAGTTGCAGCCGCTCAGCGAGCCGCAAATGCACCCAAAGCGCCACCCACGGAACCGAACTACGACTCGGGCGATGGCAGCAGGTGGGATCAGTTGGCTCAGTGTGAAACGGGGGGTAATTGGGCGACCAACACCGGTAACGGTTTCGGTGGCGGACTCCAATTTATGCACCAGCATTCATACTCAACTTGGCTGTCCTACGGCGGCGGCGAGTTCGCACCTCACCCCTGGGAAGCCTCTCGTGAACAGCAGATTGTGATCGCTGAGCGAGTCCTTGCCGGATCGGGCTGGAAGGCTTGGCCGGGCTGTAGCCGCAAATTTGGCTGGCTCTAGCCGGTAATGCCCTAGAGTCACCCAAAAGGGAAGACCCCTCACTTCGGTGAGGGGTCTTTTCTGTATTAAAATACGGGCATGTCAGAAACATGCGATATGAGCAATCCAGATGGAACCGTCGTGTGTCGCCTCGGAGAGGATGGCATTGAAGTTTTCGTTTCTTCCAAGCGCTGCTTCTCCATGCCTTGGCCATGGATTGATCAAGTTCGAGCGTCTTTGATTTCAAGCAACAAGGAAGAGTTTGAAATTCCCGAAACTCAATACGGAGAATGGCCAGAGGTTGAGCGTCCTCAGGCGGAACCTGGATTGAGGGGCTACTCCCAGTTCTGATACGGTTCCTCACATGAACTCAGACAAAGCCCTAGATGGTTATTTGTATGCAGTATTGACTCGGCCTTGCTGGTTTGAACCACATGTTGCTATTGAAACTGGCTCCGGAATCCGCATGCTTAAAGCGTCTGATGCCGGAGTAGAAATTTCAAGTGATGGTCCATTTGAAATTACTGAAGAAGCGATTCATCTTGCATCATCGGAGGGCTTGTCTTTTTCAAATGATGAGGTGCAAGGACTTTGGTCTGCGCGATTTTCAAATGACTTTCTTGAAGAAATCTTTGACGCTGACAAAGACAGGGATATTGATGGTTTGCTTGCTGATGGCAGTTTTGACTGGAGCGCCAGAACTCAACATCCATCACAGAATCTCTCAAGTTGGCTCAGGAAAAGTGAAGATTGGGCTGGGTCATCATCAGCAATTTTTTCAGACAGTGATGGCGCTTTCTCTGGATCTTTCATAACGCTATTTACTGCCAACCCATACAAACTTGCCGTACTGCTGACATGGCTCGGAGTCCCAAGAGAAATTATTGCGAGCGTTACTGGGCTTGACGATGTTTTGCCTTCTTGATTGAAACCCCATCCATTTGAGGGAAATCAATTAGTTCCGTCACTGAACGGAGTTTTTCCTGTGGAACCCAAGTGCATCCATACTTTCGCTGCTCGCCAATTTCCTTTGCTTCACCGCCGTAGAGGTATCCAGCAAGTTTCACATACGGCTCAGAAACAATGGCAAGAATGAACGGAACATCATCAGCATCCGCCTTATGGACTATGAGCTGACCCGTCTTATGTGCAGTTGACCGAATTTGGTAGAAGCCAACATCGCCAGGAAGCGATTTAAGCGACTTATCAGTTGCCGGTTCCCAATACTTATCAAAGGCCTTTGCTACTGCATATTCAGCAATTGCACCCTGAATATCAATTTGCCAATAGTTGTTTCGTTCGTCGGCGCCATAGAACTGAGGTCTGGCAACTTCCATTGAGGTCACTCGACGCTGGCAGCCCCCGACCGCAGCAGATAAAAGTTCATGGCGACTCAACTCAATCCAAACCGTTAGAAACGGATTCTCGGTCGCTTCCTCGTTCACGCTTATTCGCTTTCCTCCCCAAATCGCTCAATCAGAACCATGGATATGGCCCCAAGTAAGGAAACAACGGGGATAAATAGAATTCCTAGGAGTTTGACTGCCAGAAGCACGATAAGCAACAATAGGCAAACAAACATCAATAAAAACAGTGCTAACACCACAAGGATGATTGGCTCATCTTGTGACTTCTGGTTAATGGTAGATAGAAGGCACTTCAACTTACTGAACATCCCAAGACTCCTTGGGTTATTTATTCGGTCACTAGATACTTACTGATTCACAGGTCAAAGTCAAGAATTATCTTGATTAGGAGGGTTTTTTTACCTGATTGCGGTCATGGGTGCGAAGTGGCGAGTTTGGAGCCTCGCGCATACGCCCCCTTCCGGCTTTGGTGCCGGCAACTTTCTCAATTTCTCCGGTGAGAGGATTTTTCCGAGTCCTCTCACCTGCTCGATTTGAACTGCCCTTACCTTTACCCATAGGTAAATTATAGACTAGGAGGGAGAATCCCAGTCGGTAACGGTGCCTGGGATCCCGCAAACGAGCATAAATCCATGCTCACCCATCTGCGAAGCGACGGCGGTCATGTACCTCGCTGGAGAACCCTCAGTGGGCCATGGGATCATTTCAACAACATCAAATAGATATCTAATTACTTCAATGAAAGATCCGCTTGCACCTTCATCTACGACCTGAACAGACTCGGTGAGCCAAGTGATTTTTCGCCCGAGTTCCTGCTTGTAGGGGATGCTTGTGGCTCTCATTTCTCCAGAGGAGTTCCCATAGACAATGGAAATGCACTCATGAACATTTTGATCGCCAGCAGCGAAGAGCTTTGCAAGACTCTCTTCGCCCTCGCTATCGCCAATCATCATGTATCCCTCAACTACGAGGGCAACAGCATCGGCGTGCCACCCGGACCGCATCATTCCGGCCACAAGCGCTAGTCGCTGGTACTGATCTAGTCGATCGTCTGCGCTTTCAATCATTTGCGCCCAGCCAAGACATTCTGAGTTCTCATCAAAGGCTATGACACATGGGGCTATATCAGAACCAATGCCCTCCTCCCTCACGAGAGACTCTTTGGCCTCTTTCGTAAGATCCTTGCAAAACTCAATGCTAAGTTCAGCGGTCATTTTTTAATACTACACGACGCTTTTGGGGTTCTTTGGATTGATCGGACTTGGTGAGTTTATTGAATCTGGATCGGATTTCGTCAGGCACTGCATCGCCCTTTTTGTTCTCATCTAGATGATTGACCACATCCACAACGAGCCAATCGGGCATATTCAGGGCCACCGGACTTTCAATGAACCCAGCAACAGTCTTAGGGTTTCCCGCAATCCCTGCACCAATCACGGTAAAGAATTGGTCAAGTTTAGTTACATTCAAATCCCACTTGCCGCGCTTGATCCAATCTTCATCTTGAAGGTAAATTTCACTGTCATTTTTTTTCATGATTCAATCCTTACATTAAGTCAAAGTTACTTTCAGGCATTTTGCCACTGAGAATATCCCTAATTTGGAGAATATTGGGAAATTTCCCAGAATTCCTAGTCATGTAATCTTGGATTTTTTTGATTTCTTCCTCACTATAGCCAGCATTTTTAAGTCGCTCAGCAGCACTAATTTCAATTGTTTCACCATTGCGGAACCTGTCAATAACTGCTCCAATAAGATTTCCCTTGGCAGCATCAATACGCATACCGGAACTTGCAGAAAGATTAAATCTTGTGTCTCCACCGCCAATTAGCGTTAGTTCGTTCTTGATTAGACACCCGATCCCCGTAAATGCTGAAGAGAGAATCCTTTCAACTGGTGTATCGGAATGGACCACCACGGACAAAGTATCCTCACCACGCATTCCAGCAAAGCCATATGCAATTTTCCTGTTGAACGAAGTTGACGAAACGGGCTGAAGTGCTACTTCCGCATCCTCAATAACTAGAAAAGCATTCCTACCGACAGCATTGGAATCAAGCGGATTATCCTTGCTGGAGTGCCACATCATACCTCGATGGGTAGTTATTTTTGTTATCCCAGCATCTCTGAACATTGTCTGAGTTATTAAGTATTGCGCTTTTACAAACTCTTCATACACATTCGTAATTTCAGGATCATCGTTTGAAATTTTAAATGAACGAACACCATCCTTTTGACCAAAAATTTGCTCTACCGCACTTTGAATTCCAAGCGCAAGTCCGCTATTTGATGAATGCGCCCACGCTCCAAGCAACTGATCGGCAATATACTCACCCATAAATTTTTTGTAATCTGGCGAAAGGGGAGAAATTGCTTGATCGCTATTGGTTCCAGGCCATCCCCGCTCAACCCTGCCTTCAGGCGTCATTGCAAGTCGATCCTTGCCTCCTTTCCCGAAATTGCTCACAAAGTCATTAAGGGTTTCATCAGAAATTTCAGCCTCATATCCTGCACCAATAAAGTAAATCATGACAATCATTTCCTCAACACTAAGTTCGTCAGCCATGAGACTTCCAATGCCATGTGCAATTGCAGCCTTCATTTCTTGCTCTTTGTTAAAATCAATGCCCCTAACCATGGTGACTTCTTTGCCACTGCCGTTAATGAAAGAAATATGTCTCCACTCTGCACCTGGTCGCCCAAGTCTTTCAACCATCTTGCTTTGGAGATCAAGAAGTTCAATCTCACTCTCTTTGATGCGATCTTCATCAGCGGTGGGATCAAGCGCCATTGTTACAACTTTGTCCACATCAACACTGAGTAAATCACCATCTTTTGTTCCAAAGTCATATAATTCATCCCGCTCCCCAGAAGCGAAAAGTTCCATTCGATAAGTCTGCTGTTCCCTTGCAGTAAGCCAATTAACATAAGAGTTCATAGAATCTGCTCCTACGCTGATAACTTCATCAATAACAAAGTTTAAATTTTCTGCAAAAGGAGCGCCCTTTTCTGGTTCATCCGCTTCTGGATCACCAGGGAAAAAGGTATCA